ATTCGCAAGACCGTTACGAAGGTATGCTTGTTGTTCGTAGTGAATTGCGTAGTATGTGCAGTCATCATCACCAACCTGTGGCTGGTGTGGCTTATATTGGTATTATTGCTGCCGATAAACTTATTGGCTTATCTAAGTATTCCAGAATCGCACAATGGTGCGCCCGACGAGGCACTCTCCAGGAGGAGCTTTGTAATGAAATTGCTAAAGAAATAGGCCGTGCCACAGGTGCTGAAAACATTGGTGTGTATATGCAAATGACACACGGATGTTGTGAGAATCGCGGTATTATGGCACATAGTTCGTTAACACAAACAACTGTACTCAAAGGTTCTTTTAATACCGACGGTAACACAAAGAAAGAATTCTTTGATAACATTAAACTACAACAAGAATTTGCGCCAAGATAAGTGGTCCGTAATATTTTAAATTTTAAATATATGATAACGATTTTGAGCAAAAAAGTTCTTGCTCTCTCCACACTTTTCAAGTAAAATAAACATATCTAAGGAAAACAATGAAAAAAGGTAAACTGAATATCCCAAGTCGTCAAGCAATGTCTGCTAGACCTGCTACAACCACATCGGCTGTAAAATCTGGAGGCACATTGCCATCAGTAATGATTGCTGTTCCAGCAATGGAAATGGTTAACGCTGAATTTGCACAACACTTGGCTATGGCAGCCGCTAATATGGTTGCTAATGGTATTAAGATCAATTGTGCATTTAACATTGGATCTGTAATTACTATTGCAAGACGTAATTTAGTTGACATCTTCCTAAAGAGTGACTTCAGTCACATATTTTGGGTCGACAGTGATATGAAGTTTCCTATCGATGCTCCTATGAGATTGTTGGCTCGTAATAAACCTATTGTCGGTGCTAACTATCGTAGACGTCGATTTCCTAATCCAAACTTTACAGGTATGACAGGAACATCAGGTGCATTTACTGAATTCCAAACAACCGATAATAGTCCAGATATGGAATTGATTGATGTTTTACCACACGGATTAGTGATGTGTAAAAGAGAAGTTTATGAAAAAATTCCTCAACCACATTATCTACAAGAATATGTTCCTAGCCTAAATTTAGAAATTGGCGAAGACATATATTTCTGTCAACAGGCACAAAAAGCAGGTTACGAAGTTTGGTGTGATCAACAATTGAGTAGAGAAGTTTCTCATATTGGTATCTTCCACTTTAATTATAATCTCAGTGTGCCTAAATAAAAAGGTTAACTTATGTTGTTCGAAAGTATAGAAATTCGTAAAGTATGTAATGGTGTTATTGTTACATTGCGTAGCGAAGAAGACGAAGATCAAGAGTATGTCTATGACACTGATCGTAAGGCGATTAAGTTTGTCAAAGATTTACTCGAAACAAAAAATAAAGAACAGGTTATTGCCTGAGAAGTATGAATATAAAAAAATCTTACAATATAGACGATGTCGTGTGGGTGTATGGAATTTCTCGCACCAATAATAAATTAACACAAGGTAAGATTATTCATTCTTTTACTCTTGAACACGCAGGATACAATAATGAAGTACATTATGTTATTAGTATTCCAAATGAAATTGAACCTTTATTAGAAGTTCGTACCTGGCACAACATAAGTCAAGATAGTAAAGGCCCTGTTGGCACCTTTAGAGAAGTAATTGCTGAAATTAATTCAGATTCTGTAGATAAAAAATTATCACAGTTAGGATTAACAATAGACTCTGATTCTTCATATGAAGATGATGAACAAGATCCTACTCCAGAACAAATACACGCGGCCCTTGAAAAATCTCAACGAGACAGCGAGCACACTCCTTTATTGATCAAAGAAACAAAACCTAAACGTAGAAATTTTGTTAGAAAGAAAAAAGCGTGATCAACGATCCCTGGCTGAGTATGCTTCAAGGGCTTGTCCAAAATTATGATGAATTGAAAGATATTGTGGATAATGGTTATAAAGTTATTCCTACATTAGAAAAAATTCAGGGTGGGTGGAGTCTACGATTAGAAGAACAATTCAATAAATCCAATGATTATATCGCACTAGAATATGATAATTTAGATACAAGAGTTATATGGACAGTATCTCAACTCGAAGATTGGCCTGATGTTAAAAGAACTGCTTGGGATATGTGGAAATTTAAAAACAAATCAGATGCTGAAAAGTTTATCACATTATATTATTTAAAATGGGATCGGTAGTATTTAAACAGGTTAACAAAAACGGGCAATTATGCATCGAGGAAATTCATAAAGTGGTTGTACATCGATTTAGTCTCGGTGATGTTGAAGATCCAGATTTATATGCCGCTGACCCATTATGGAAATGGCAAGAAAGCGAATCAGGCAAATTTGTAATGGAAAATGCTGTTGATCAACCCGAATGGCACAGACAACACAATATAATGAGCTTCGGATACGAGTATGCAATAGTAGCAAAATTAGAAAAGAAAAAACTTGCAGAATTTTATTTAAGATGGGGCAAACCAAATGACTGAAGTAGTGCGAATTGGTGATAAATGTATAGTAAAACAAGCTACTAATAATAAAACAGTAGAAGCCGAAGTATTTGATTTTAAAGAACAAAAAAATTTAATTGTAGTTTTGAATAAATCAGTTAAGTTATCAATGATCTGGAATGGTAAATTATACGAAGGACGGATGGCCGGTATTGATTTTACAAGTCCTGGACCTAGTATAAGTAAAACAACAACAGGAAGAAGTTAAAATGACAAATCCATTTAGAGATCAAGAAAAATTTATGCGGGCCTGCGATCAAACTGTTGACAAGTTTAATGAAAAACAATACAATATGTATTGTGGATTGATTGCAGAAGAATTTACAGAATTGAATTCTGCGATTACTCAAAGAGATAAAGTTGAACAATTAGATGCACTAATTGATATTTTAGTTGTTACTATTGGAGCTATCCATAGTGGCGGCTTTGATGCCGAAGGTGCCTGGAAAGAAGTTATGGCTACTAACTTTGCCAAAATTGATAAAGAAACCGGCAAGGTTCGTAAACGTGAAGATGGTAAAGTACTAAAACCTATTGGATGGACTCCGCCTGATTTAAAACCGTTCATTGAGAAATAAAATGAAAAATTATTGGAGTTGTACAAAATTTGCTGATTGGATTCGCGGTACTGAAAAATTATCTGCGGCTACCAGTGAAGAGTGGGACCAATGGCGTACTACCGCGCAAATGCGACACAACTTCCGTTATTGGCTTGCGGAAGAAGGACTAGATTATCTTCAAAGTTTTGTTTATTACATACCAAACAAACTGAATGATATACGTTACTATATTAACAATCGCTGGGTTTCTCACAGCCATCGCCTTACTGCAAATTCACGAGACATCAAACCGGGTAATTGGTGTGACGTCGGCTATCGCTTTCTCCCTTGTTTGTTTAACGAACTCGTAGACTTTGTTGAAGTAGAATTAGCTTGGCACCACTGTATGTGGGATGAAGAAGCAACAGCAAAGTTTAATCCTCCTTGGTGGCGTAAAGGATGGCTTCGTTGGAGAACCTGGCGCTGTCCTGAAGCTGGTATAGCGCATTTGAATTGGGCGGCTAGTCTTACCAATAAAGACTACATTGAACTAGGTGAAAAGGAAGAGCCTACTTATCAAGCTATAGCCGCAAAAGAGATTTTAGAACTATATCAATGGTGGTGTATCAAATATCAAAATCGTCCCGATCCCTACGATGCTAGTGGATGGACCGCCTACTGTGAACTTAGCCGTTTACAAAATGGTGGCAAGTTAAATTGGGATGGCGCAAAAGATTCACCTGAATTGGCTCAAGCAAGAGATCTAGCACACGAAGAACTTCGCCGACTTGAAGCAGAGTATGAAGCAGAAGACGAAGCTATGATGATTCGTCTCATTAAGGTTAGACAAAGCCTATGGACTTAACAGAAACTAAATGCCCAAAATGTAGTAGCCCAAGATCGTATTCTGGAGAATACGATACTTATTACTGCGAAAATTGTAACGAATGGCTAGAAGACATTTGTACTGATAGAGATTGTGTTTATTGTAATACAAGACCTCTAACCCCAAGTGAACACTATTCGAAAGATTGTGATGTCAAAGATCTCTAAAAGTCCAGAACGTAATACTTTTCAGGTAGAAGGCCACATCAAAAGAGCCAAAAAGGAAGGCAAAGAACCCAATCCAGCATATTTACAAATGTGGGAAAACTTTCGAAAAATTGATGCTGAGCGAGAAGTAGATCCTAAATGGCAAAAGAATAACTTGGAATATGATCTAAGATCTACTCAGTGGATCTGTGACAAAGTTAAAACATCAGATACCTACGCCCAAAACTTATATGCGGCAATGTGTAATATGCAGTTCCAACAATTAGAAGTTGTTCCAATTCTAAAAAATGAACGCTGGAGTTGTAGTTGGCGTCACGCCGGTGGTATTGTTGCCGATATGCGTGAAGAAGGAGACTATATTGATTGGTACTGTAGTGGCATCGGTGGACTAACTAACTACGATCCAAACGAAGGACGTAAAGAAGGATTTGTAGAAGAAGGCGTAGTTACTGACGAAATCCGAGAAGATCTAAAAAAATTAGGTTGGGTTCCAGTAGAAAGGGATGATGAGTGAAGATAGCATTAAGTAAACGAACAATATTAAGAAACGGTGGCATATATGATGCTATCGAAAACTCTTGGTACGACTATCTTAAAGGACACGAATTAATATTTGTTCCAAATAGATTAGATCAAGATTTTGATGCCCTTGCAGATTCCGTTGATAGTTATATTATTACCGGAGGAGATAATAGACTCATAAGACGTAAAACAGAACGTCGAATGGCTATTGCTATGATGAAACGTAATAAGCCAATTGTTGGTGTTTGTCACGGTTGTTTCCTATTAACCAAATTCTTAGGAGGAACTACTGGTCGTAAAGAAGGGCACAAAGATAGCGAACACAATGTAAAATATCACGGACACGATTACCCAGTAAATAGTTATCATCGTTTCCATATTGAAACTCTGCCTAGTAGTGCCCAAATACTGGCCACAGATGATGACGGGCACTGTGAAGCGTGGTTGGATCACAACATTGCCGGAGTAGTCTGGCATCCTGAACGTTTAGAATCCGGATGGATTCCTCCCGAATTAAATAGATTTTTTGGTAAGTCTTAATTATGAGTAAGCCAATTGTACTAACACCAACACAATGGTGGAAATTAAAGGGCCGCCTAGACAATGATTATGGTCGTACCACGATGATGATCAGTTGGAAGACGAAACGAGTATTGGGCTTTACTGTACGCGAACACTCGGGCTATAGACCTAGAACAGTTCGAGAGTTAGATGATTATGACCGTAGCGATAACATTTGGCACGACACTGAACGAGAACGAAAGTTCCATAGAGAGAACACACACGAGCACGTCATTTGTCTTGACTTTTACAATGAACCAAAACGCACAATGTTCTTGTTAAAATATTCCGAATATTTGTACAACTCTGACAAAATTATGGTTGACAACTAACCAAACCTACTGTATAATATAACTATTGTTTAAGCACAATAGGAGCAAAAAATGGCAACAGTAGCAGGCGTAAAGATCAAACCCAAAACAAAGCGTATCACTAGCCAATCGGTTAGAGACAATGCCAAACGAGATCATAGTCCAAAATGGGAGGGTTGCGAAACACTTTCAGCAGAAGAATTTACAGCTAAATTCCGTGATGCGATGCGTTACTATAATTTAAACTTTTCTGGTAAAGATCTTAAACCCAAAGTTATTGATTGGTTAGGACGCCAGGGCCATACTAGAGATTTTATCCAAAGTTTTAAGAAAACCAAAGATACAAGATCCGGTGTTACAATGGGTGCAATCGCCTCTTGCCTTATAAAAGGTATGCCAGATGTTCGTGCAGACTTTAACCAAGGTCGAAATACAGCAGAATGGTTACTCAAAGAAGTTAACAAAGTTATCGAAGATGGCAAGAACGATATTGAAGAAATTGTAATAGATACTAAAAAAGAAACATACGTTCCACCTGTTGTTACGATACAAGATCGTATTCGGGAACAAGCAGTAGGTATGAGTGACGAATTAGATGCCGCAATCGATAGTTGGATTTTAAATCCCGAGGCATTTGATCCAAAAGAATTTAAAGTAGTTAATTTGTTGCGTGGCAAAGGTGCTAAAGCCGCACAGGCAAGATACATCAAAAGTTTTTTCCAAAGCGGACATAATGAATTGTTAGAACTTGCTACAGGCACAGATGATCAATTAATTGAGTCTTATAAAAAACATAGTCGTAAAAATATCAAGAAATTGATTGAATTTTATGAAGGCATTATGTCAGCCTGCGAACAGATTGTAGCAGAGGCAAAAGTTCTTAAGAAGCCACGTAAAACTAAAATCAAACCAGCTGAAGATTTGGTTAAGAAGGTTAAATTCCGTGTTACAGATGATAAACTAGGAATTACCTCAGTGCCGCCTGCACAGTTAATCGGTGCTCAAAGTGCTGTGGTCTTTAATACAAAGACACGCAAAATTGGATACTATATTGCTACAAGTTCAGCAGGACTTGCTGTAAAAGGTACAAGTCTTATCAACTTTACAGAAAAAAGTACACAAAAGACTTTGCGTAAACCAGAGGTTCAGCTCAAGGAATTTAAGGAACAGAATACACAGAAACGTGTAGAAACTTGGTTTACCAAGAGTGTCAAAACCACAGAAACTGTGCTTAATGGACGATTGAACGAGGATATTGTTATTTTGAAGGTATTTAAATGACACTACCAGATGAACGGTTTCGTAGCGTAATGCAAACAGCAGAGTTTCTTGCCGAATTGGCAGATCCAAAAACAACTCCTAACGTGCCTAAAAATATTCGTCAACGTGCTTTATGGTGCCTACGTCACTTTCCAAATTTTTACGATTTAAAAGAAATTGAACAGGTTGCTCCGCACATTGTGGAAGAACATATGGAACCACTTTATAGGATGGTAAAAGCCTATAATCAAGAAAATAATGGAACTAAGTAAAAACATCTTGACTATAAGCAATGAAATAGTTTATAATTTTATATATAGGAAAATAAAATGAATATATTAACAACAATTCGAGAATGGTATATTAAGAACGATACCAAGATTACTTGGTTTTTAATTGGTTACAATTTGTTGGCAACAGTTGAATATATTGCTCAACAAGATTGGTCTATGGCGGCTATTACTGCGATTATAGTAATTGCCTTGGTAACAGCAGATCAAGCAGGAGTACAAGCACAATGATCTCAATGAAAGAATTTATGAAGTTGGTTAACTATCGTATCACCGAAGGTAGCGAGTATATGTGGCAATGTTATGGGCCAACTGCCTACTTGTTAGACAGCTGGAATGGTGATTTTGACGGACACAGTTTTAGTATTATTTTCGATACTAACGATCAAACAGTTTATGAAGTACAAGCTCACGACTACTTGCATCAACGTGCGTATCGTATGATCAATCCCAACTTTGAAAAAAAGCATCGTAAAGAATCCAAGCGTAAAAACATCAATAAGAACGAAGCATGGGAAAATGTTAATTACGTTGACTTAGATGTTGACGATGACTTTATACAAAAAGGTCTGGCTATTGCCGCAGGTGAGGACTACGATACAGACGTTATGGTAAGTTTGGATTTGCCCACCGATATAATTCTACAGGCCGCTTTAGCCGCACATAAAGAAAACATTACACTCAACGACTATATTAACAAGGCATTGGCTAATATGGTTGAAATCTATAAAGCTGATGGCAGATTGAATGATACAACAGATATATGAAACAAGAATTAGAAGAATATCTTTGTCGGGTGTATCCAAAGATGATGACAAATCGTGATCTATCTGTAACCAAAACTTCTACGTGCTGGGGGTTCGAATGTGGAGATGGGTGGTTTCAGATTTTGAATCAACTTATGGGGAATATTCAAAGTTACATTAATTGGAAAAATAAAGATAGCGAAGTAGTACCACAGGTGGTGCTAGATCAAGTTAAAGAAAAATTTGGCACTCTACGTTTTTACTATACGGGTGGAGATGATTACATTCGTGGACTAGTAGATATGGCAGAAAGTATGAGCGGAGTTACCTGCGAGGAATGTGGTAAGCCTGGAACCAGATCCGGCAGTGGGTGGATTCGAACAGTATGTATAGAACACGGCGGTGTTGATTATAGCACTCCAGAAGAGGAACTCTAATGAAGATTGGTCTTAGTTATAGCCGGTGTGTGCGTGACATTGTTGATGGTCGTGTAGATATTGACGATGTGTTGATCATTATTGCTCGTACAGATTTTGACCCGCATGATGACGAACAATGGTCAGGTATCTGGCAAGGGTATCATGATAGTTACGGATTGAGCAATCCGGAATGGCGTAACTATCCGCCCGAAGACGAGGATCGCTTTCGCTCGGTAAGTATTGAACTTTGGGAAACTGGTCGACTACACCAGCCTCGTAAGTTTGGGTATCATGCTAGACGCATGCCGTACTATTGGTTAGAAGCAGGTCTCCCATCAGAAGAACTTGACAAAAACCCTGCTGTTAAAAAAGCCTGGGAACAATTTCAAATTGTTGCAGGGTTATCAGATTCAAAACAAATTCTTAAAGATAATTTTTAAAGGAAATAAATGTATAATAATTTAGTACCAATGGTCGTAGAAAAGACCGGCCAGGGTGAGCGTGCCTTTGATATCTATAGTAGACTGTTAAATGAACGTATTGTATTCTTAAACGGCCCTGTACACGATGTTAGTGCCAATTTAGTCATTGCACAAATATTGCATTTAGAGAGTGCCGATTCTGAGAAAGATATTCACTTTTATATCAATAGTCCCGGGGGTGTTATTACTGCTGGTATGGGAATTTATGATGTTATGCAGTTTGTTAAACCCAATGTTGCTACCTATGTTATGGGTCAGGCCTGTAGTATGGGAAGTTTTCTAGCACAGTCGGGTACAGCCGGTAAACGTTATATGCTTCCAAATAGTCGTCATATGATTCATCAACCCAGTGGTGGTGCAAGTGGAATGGCATCTGATATTGAAATTTCATATAGAGAAATTATGTATTGGAAAAAACGTTTAACAGAGCTTTATGTTGAGCATAATACAGCAGGTAAAACATATGCAGATTTCGAACGTGATATGGATAGAGATACATTTATGGCAGCCACAGATGCACTAGCATACGGATTATGTGATAAGATAATTGATAAAAGAAATTAAACTATAGTAAAAACTCCCGGCAAGTAAGATTAAATATTCTTACTCAAGGGAGTTTCTTATGGCACATTTTATTATAATATTACTTTTATTTTTTAGCGCAGTTGTAGGGTGGGGATTATTGTTATTCACCTCAGTCCGTTGGTGTTCTATCTACAAGAAAGAGATCGCAATGATCGAAGAAATTAAAACAGATATTCTTGTGGTTAAAAAAGAAATCAATCAATTAAAATAATCATTGACAAATATCTGTGTAAATATTAAACTATACATACAGCGGTCTTTAGAGCATTCATCCCGCTATACAAATTCTGCAAGCCTATGCTATAATTTAACATAGGAGAAAAAAGCATGACACCAGTAGTTTACAAATATACAAGTACGAAAGAATATATTGACGCATTTCCTTGCGCTTACAGACAGTGGAGAGCAGATAGCCACTGTAATTTAAATCACGGTTACTCATTTAGTATGAAGTTCTACTTTGGCACCAACGATTTAGATGTTCGCAATTGGGCTGCCGATTATGGCGGATTAAAAGAACTTAAAAAGATCTTAGAGGATCAATTTGATCACACAACACTGGTCGCACAAGATGACCCAGAATTAGAATTCTACAAAGAAATGGAACGTCGTAAACTAGCTAAACTGACTATCTTACCAAGATTAGGCTGTGAAAGTTTAGCAGATATGCTTTACAAGTATGTTAATGGTGTTTATATTCCAGATATGTGGGGACCAAGTGAAGCATCTAGACTTTGGTGCTACAGAGTCGAAGTTAGAGAAACACAGGCCAATATGGCTTTCCGTGAAGGTCATAGAGAATGGAACGAAGATTTACTCGAAGGACTATAATGGTAGTTATGAAATTAAACAATCATATAGAAAAAAGAGCCGATAAAGAAAAAGAACAATTTCGTTTATACACAAGGAAAACTATGAGTAAAATTATAAAATATAATGTCAATGACGTAGGTGGAGATGTTATTAAAGACAACGAAACATATCTACTCAAAGATAATAAAACATTAAACAATTTAGTATTAAGTAGTACATTATTAAAAGTAGGACAACAAACTCGAGGTCATCGTCATCCTGGACAAGAAGAAGTTTACATATTTGTAAAAGGTCACGGTCAAATGATTGTCGGAGACGAGACCGACGATCCTTTCTTTGTTACTGCCGGCGATATTGTTTTGATTCCCGATGGTGCATTTCATCGTGTAATCAATGATGGCGAAATGAATTTACTTTTTAATTGCGTCTTTGATGGAAAACGGAATCATTAAAAAAGTATGGCGCCTTTGGGCAAAATCTCTTGGTGAGAAAACAGGTAGTACGGATCAAGAAGCAGATAAAATTGCTTGTATTCGTACTGCTATTGTGTTATCATATATTATAACAAACTGCTTTATAGTAGCAGGTGTTGTTCGTCACTGGTGATTATTTTGTTTAATTTATAAAGACTTATTTTTAATTTAACCATAGCATCTGCTTTACACTCATAAAAAACACCGTTGATTATAACAGGAGTCCTATTGGGTGATTTTTGTTTTCCTTTTACACCCTTATTCCAAGGCACATTTCCTTTAAGAGTATCAGATATTTTTTTCTTTTGTTCGGCACTCATAGGTTTTTGGTAATTATGATTGTTGATTCCAGATTTAGATTCGGACATTTTTTTCTTTGTTTCGTCTGATAGTTTTCTATTTTTAGCCGACATTAATATTTTCTTTCGTCTTTCATTATTATGTTTATAACCTACAACTCCATCTCCGCCTAGTGTTGAATTATAACCGTTATTAAACGAATTATATTCTTTTATAAATTTCAGTTCCATTGTTTCTAAACAATGTTTTCCATCTTTAGATTGATATACAACTTCCCATTCAAAATTATCTCATCCATATTTCTTGATAGCATTATAAAATTTAGATGTTCTTTCTTTATATTCAAAATGATGTTTGTGTTTTCTGCGTGGCCATTTAGAATCAAAACCAATATATGATTTACCATTAATCTTATTTGTGGCTTTATAAATTGAATATATTTTGGACATACATTTATTTATCATTGCGGGTGTAATATGGTTGACTGTTAAGTAAAAATCCTGTACAATATAACTTATACAAACACATACGGATTAAGCGATTTATCATTGCCTTGTGAACCAAAGCAACCTGGAGAAATTTGTCCGGCCTGCGGTAAGGTGTATTAAATAAGTTGCTATCTATTAGCATATAATATATAATGTAACAAAAAGGACAAAATGAAAAAAGTATTAGTAACTGGCGGTGCTGGATTTTTAGGATCACATCTTTGCGATAGATTAGTCAATGAAGGTCATCACGTTTTATGTGTTGACAACTATTTTACAGGCAGTAAGAATAATATTGCTCATTTATTAGATAAGAAAAATTTTGAAGTTTTAAGACAAGATGTTTGTTTTCCACTTTATGTAGAAGTAGACGAGATTTACAATCTTGCTTGTCCAGCAAGTCCGTTTTATTATCAATGGGATCCTATCCAAACAATGAAGACCAGTGTACTAGGTGCTTACAATTTGTTAGGGTTGGCAAAACGCACAGGTGCTAAGATTCTGCAGGCTAGTACCAGCGAAGTATATGGTGATCCGTCAGTGCACCCACAAACTGAAGATTATTGGGGAAATGTAAACCCAATTGGTATTCGCAGTTGCTACGATGAGGGCAAACGTGCCGCAGAAACATTGTTTATGGATTACTGGCGTGTTCACTCAGTTAAGGCTAAGATTGTTCGTATTTTTAATACGTATGGTCCAAGAATGTCCGAAGGCGATGGCCGTGTTGTTAGTAACTTTATTGTCCAGGCATTAAAAGGCAATCCAATTACTGTATACGGTTCTGGAGAACAAACTCGTAGTTTTTGTTATGTTGATGATCTAGTAAACGGATTAATGACATTTATGGCCAATGATGATGACGAATTCATTGGTCCTGTTAATATGGGAAATCCCGGTGAGTTTACAATGAACGAACTTGCTCAAAAGGTTATAGACCTAACAGGTAGTAAAAGTATTATCCTACAGCAACCATTACCCCAGGATGATCCAAAACAAAGACGTCCTGATATAACTCTTGCCAAAACAAGATTAGGTTGGGAACCAACTATAGATTTAACAGCAGGACTACAAAAAACGATCGATTATTTTAATAAAACATTATGACACAATTTACATTTTATCCGGAAGTTAATACAGATCCGGTGATGACAATGTCCGCTCCACCAGAAAATAGTGTTATGCTGTATTCTGGAAAAACAGAAATGTTACGTATCGCCAAGGATGGATTTTATGTTCGGGGTGAAAAAGTTCCTGCCGACAAAAAAGAAGCAGAAGAGGTGTATAAAGCATTTAAATCATTTTTAGTTTGGCACGGACTAACAAGAGAATAATTATGACAAAATGGACAGTTACAGTTGAAGAAAATCCAGAAAATCCAGATGAGGTAATTTTACCATTACCACAAGATCTAATTGATCTACAAGGGTGGAAAGAAGGAGATACTTTGGAATGGATTGACAATAATGATGGATCTTGGTCTTTACAAAAAGTCAAAGATAGTGTATAATATAATTTTAAGGAATAAAAATGGCATACGATCCAAAATCAATTAAATTACCAAAACAGATAAAACGTTCAGCGGCACAAATTATTGATCCACACAAGCGTGGTGAGTTTATTCGTAGCTATGTTAAAATTTTAGAATCAGAATCATCCGGACGTAGCGCAAGGCGCGACAGAAAAGATGCACAATGATCGCCCGTATTGGATTTGCGTGTAAATGGATTGATCACGCAGAACAATGCGATGGTATTAAATCCACTGATGATGCCAAACAGTACAACACAGGAAGTACAACCGTTGCCTGGCTTAACCGCCAGACTCGTAATGTAGCCGAACAAAAACTTTGGGACCTAATGGTAGGTAACATTGAAGCGGTTAGAAAACTTGTAGAAAGGGTAGGGGGTTTAGATGAACATTTACGAATGGTACGTATTGGTAGCGATATATTGCCTGTTTATACTCACGATGACTGGCGTTATTTTTGGCATCGTTCTGACATCATTGAATACTGTGAACGCCACTTTGGACAAGTGGGTGATGATGCTCGTAGGCGGATGGTGCGTCTCAGTTTTCATCCGGGCCAGTTTACAGTTCTGGCATCAGATAATCCTGCCATTGTCGATCGTAGTATAGAGGAGTTCGAATATCATGCAACAATGGCCCGTTGGATGGGATTTGGCAAAAGTTTCCAAGACTTTAAAATCAACGTACACATTGCCGGCAGACAAGGCCCCGAAGGTATCAGGTTGGCCTATCAACGTTTATCGCCCGAAGCCCGCAATTGTATTACTATCGAAAACGAGGAGATAAGCTATGGATTGGATGACTGCCTTAGTATTTGTGATTTGGTTCCTATCGTTCTGGATATTCATCATCATTGGATTAAAACAGGAGAGTACATCTCCCCCGTGGACTCCCGTGTTGAAAAAGTTATTCAGTCTTGGCGTGGTGTCAGGCCTACTATGCATTATTCTGTTAGTCGCGAAGATTTACTCATTGGTCACGATCCACTAATACTTCCTAATCATTCACAACTTTTAAACGAAGGTTACAAAAAGGGAAAGCTCAGAGCACATTCTGACTTTTATTGGAATATAAAAGCAAATGAATGGGCCTTGAGCTTTACAAAAACACACGATATTATGTGTGAGTCCAAGTCAAAAAATCTGGCTAGTTTTGCACTCGCCAAACAGGCTAAAGAATTAGGCTTTCTTTGAACGAGGAGCTTTTTTGGCGGCTGGTGTTTTTGCGGCCTTTGGCTTTGCGGCCTTTGGTGCTTTAACTGCCTTAGTAGCTTTAGGTTCACGTGGTTTACGTGGCTTTTTGGCTGGTGCAGTTTCTACAACCGGGGCAACTTCAACTACAGGAGCTGGAGCTTCTTCTTTGGCGGTAAACTTGATTCCGTTGTCTGAAGATGTTTCTGCTTCAACAACTGTCTTAGCAGGTGCTCTGCGATTAAACCAAATTGCAACACCTATAGCTACAATAACAATAGCAATAATAATTTCCATAATAGGATTCCTTTATAAAATGCAAGTTTATTTAACCTGAATAAATAATGTTATGCAAAAAAGTTTAACTGAATTAAAACAAATTATTATAGAAGCCGAAACTAAAAAAGAAAAACTTGTTTTAGAATCGCTGCCATACGATCGCGGAGATTTACAACCTGTAATGAGCGAAGATACCATAGATTATCATTATGGTAAATTAGCCAAAGGATATGTGGATCGTTATAATAAAGGCGAGGGGGACCCTGATTTTAATCTAGCAGGTGCTTTCCTACACAATATATTTTTTCCGCAATTAAAAAAGCCCGTCGGTAGTAATAAACCGTTTGATGCTAGTGCCGAATTCATTGACAAGCATTTTAAAGGTGGATTCGACGAACTTAAGAGCACAGTTGAAACCGTCGCAATGAAAATACAAGGTAGTGGTTGGATATATCTTGCAAGAAATGGGCAGGTCAAAACAATAACAAATCATCAGGTACGTCAAGATATTATATTGTTGATTGACTGGTGGGAACATTCTTTCGCTTTAGACTATCGAGCAGACAAGCAAAAATACCTAAAAAACATATGGCGTATAATTGATTGGTCTGTTATAAATGATAGATTAAGTATAAGGACCTGAAATGAAAAGAAAAAATAATAATATTCATAGAAAAATTTACGAAGAATATCACCAATGTTCTTTATTACCATATGTAGAAATTCATCACATTGACGGAAATCATAAAAATAATTCTATCGAGAATCTAATGGCTGTTACAGCACAAGAACATTTTGAAATACATAAAAAACAAGGTGATAAGGCCGCGGCAGCTCTTATAGGAATCAGGGCAGGTATTAGTTCGGAAGAAAGAAAACAACTTAACAGAGAACAAGCGATTAAAAATAATGCGTTAGGAGTATCGGGATTTTCTTTAGGACACGCTAGTTCTGCAGGTAAAGTTGGCGGAAAAAAGGGTAGAGAATATGCTAAAAAACATAAAACTGGTATATTTGCACTCAGTCCAGAAAAGAATAAACAAAGACACTTTAATTCAGTAGTATCAAGATTAATTAAAAATGGCAAGGCTAGTGCTTGGCCCAAACATCATATGGAGGGCTATTGATTGGTCAGTTATTAATGACAGAATTAACTTAAAGTAATGTTATTCTGTTTAAAATGTGTTATACTCTAAGTGGAGAAAGAATTATGCCCAACAATGTCACAGCAACAGTAGAAATTGAAGAAATTGAAGAATTTGAAGAAACAGAAGATTTTGGCAAGGATGATTATGGTTTTATCCTTGGCCCAGATGGAGAACTTAAAACATTTATGATTCCAGAGCATCTAATGGATGATCCTCCAGAAGAAGTAAAAATTATATTAAGTATATTTGGAATCGACAATATACATGATTTAGAGAACAGAACACTGCACTAAACGATATGGGTTAATTTGGCTAAATATCTCTATAGTGAGCTAACTAGAGGAATATTATGGCCATAGATCCAGGAATCTTAATTAACATAGGCGGACAAGAAAACGACGGTACAGGTGACAGCATACGTACTGCGTTTGAAAAAGTAAACTTTGTTTTTACCGATATTTACGGTAACAATGGTGCGATTACTACATCAACTTTGTTGGTTAACACCCAACTTATCGGCCCCGATTTAGCTATACCTGCTAATTCTGATACTATTATTCCTTTTGGAGTAATAACAGATGTTCATAATTGGTGGGATGGTACTAATAACTTATTCCAACCAACTGTTGCAGGTCATTATCAATTTGATGCAAATGTTAACTGGCAACCGGGTTCAGGTACAGGTCAAATAAATTCACAGGTTAGAAAGAACGGAGCCGGCGGAACAGTTAGTATTGTACAAGACCAAATTAATACCACAGATAATCTTTCACAAATTCATAGCGGTATTGTTTTCTTAGATGGACAGACTGATTACTTAGATTTTACAGCATATACAAGTTCTCCATCTGGCCAGGTACTTACAAATAGTGTAACTAGATTTTCAGTATTTTTAATTGGTAATGCGGAAAATGTTAGTGCTACTAATATTGGTACATTCAATCAAAATAGTGCAACATATTTTTTCAACGAAGTTAAATTAATTCCAGGGCTTGCTCAAGAAATAACGGTACTAGGAACCTCTTATAATAATTTAGATACACTTGTTCAAAATAATTATACAAGTTTAGTTTCATTAATTTCCAATAGCACTGGAAGTATTGCAACTCTGTTAGAATCTTTAGTGAGTAGTTTTGAAAGTACAGCAACAACTTCCACCTCCTATTTTACTCAATTAATAACATTAATTAATAATAGCACCGCTAGTATTGCATCAGAATTAACAACATTAGAAACTAAATTTAATAATAAAGTTGTTGCTGATTCTGCAACATACACAAATTTACTGTCATTAATTAGTAATAGCACCGGCAGTATTGCTACACAAATTAGTACTCTAAATGCTGAGTTTCAAAGTTTGTCAACAAGTACTGGTGCTACTATAAGTTATGTAAATCAGGCTATTGCATCCAGTACGGCCAGTATTGCTTCTCAACTACAAACATTACAAACTAATTTTAACAATAAGGTTGTGGCTGATTCAGCCACATATACAAATTTAGTAGCTTTGATTAGTGATAGTACAGCAAGTATTGCATCTGATCTTACAACACTGTCAACTAATTTTAATGATAAGGTTGTTGCTGATTCATCTACTTATACAAATTTAGTTACATTGATCAGCAATAGTACAGGTAGTCTTGCCACGCAGGTTAATACATTAAACAGCCGGTATACAGGTTTAGTTGGTAGTTTAACAAATTATGTTAACAATGCAACCATTAACCAAATTAACAGCACTGTTGCAAGTAGCACCGCTAGTATCGCTTCACAGTTAACCTCATTAAGCAGTAATTTCAACACATACCAAACTAGTGCCGCAAGTAGTTTTACTAATCTTATTACATTAGTTAACAATAGCACAGGATCATTGACTACTCAGGTTGCAACATTGCAAGGAAATTATGTAAATGTTGCTACTAGTGTAACTTCCATTTATAGTAGCACTGATCAATTAGTTGCTCTTGCAAATAGTGCTACTACCTATGTTAATCAGGTACAGTCAATCATTGCGGCATTTAATAGTGCAACCAGCACATCTTCTGTGACAATTGGCGAAGTTAATTTAATTGTTGCCAACAGCACAGCAAGTCTTGCAACCAACGTAAATTATCTAAACAGTGTTTATCAAAATACGGTTAGTATTGCTATTAGCAGTTTTACAAATGCTATTACACTACTCAACAATAATACAGCCAGTATTGCAAGAAATTTAAGTACATTACAAACTAACTTTAACAATAAAGTTATTGCCGATTCAGCCACATATACCAATTTGGTATCTCTAATTAGTAACAGTACAAGTAGTTTGGCTACACAGGTCAACTCCCTACAAACTAACTTTAACGATAAAGTTATTGCTGATTCAGCTACATATACCAATTTAGTATCTCTAATTAGTAACAGTACAAGTAGTTTGGCTACACAGGTCAATACATTAAATAGTCAATATACAGGAATAGTTGGCAGTTTAACTAATTTTGTTAGCACAGCAACTATTCGTCAAATTAATACAACAGTTGCCAGCAGTACAGCAAGTCTGACCACACAGGTCAATACATTAAACAGTCAATATACTTCTATAGTAGGTAGTTTAACCAATTTTGTTAATACGGCAACTATTAACCAAATTAATAGCACTGTTGCAAGTAGTACAGCTAGTATAGCAAGTCAGGTCAATACTTTATCTGCAAATTACAGTGGAATACTTAGTACATTGACAAATGTAGCAAGTTCTTTAACTAATTTAACAACCACAGTTAACAGCAAAGCAAATTCCAGTGATGTTACTACATTAATAGCAAATAGTACGGCCAGCGTTGTAAATCAGGTTAATGTATTACAGGCTAGTTTCAATAATTATCAAACCACAGTTGCAGGTAGTTTTACTAATGTAATTTCACTTATTAATAGTAGTACTGGTACAGGTAGTTTAGCTACTCAACTTAATACATTACAATCTAATTTCAATACTTATCAAACTGTGGTTGCAAGTAGTTTCACTAATCTTATTACATTGGTTAACAATAGCACAGGTAGTTTGGCATCTAGTGTTAGCAGTTTAAATGCTAGTTATAGCGGAGTGGTAAGCACAGTAAATGGTGTATTGAATACATTAACTAATGTTGCAAATTCTTTAACCAATATAAAAAGTTCCTTAACAAATATTACTAGCTCGTTGACCAATATCTCTGGTTCATTATCTAATTTAACAACTACTGTAAACAGTAAAGCAAGTATAAGTGATGTTAATACTGCGGTAGCAAACAGTACTGCGGCTATTGTTACTACTGTGTTAAATGAAGTTGTTGCATATAATACCGGCAGCGGTGCAACTATTTCTCAGGTTAATACTATTGTTGCAAATGCCACTGCAAGTATTGCAACCAGTGTTAGTACTTTGCAATCTAATTACAGTACTTTAAATTCTACAGTATCTTCACAGGGAAGCAGTTTAAGTTCATTGTCAGGAACAGTATCTTCACAAGGAAGTACCCTTAGTTCATTACAAGGAACCGTTTCAACTCAAGCAAGTACTATCAGTACCCTACAAGGTAATATAGCCACTGTACAGGCCAGTTATGGAGTTACGGTAAGTGCAGGCGGAGCAATTACAGGATTTAAATTATTAAGCGGCAGTGGCGGGACTAGTGATTTTATTATCAACGCCAGTAACTTCAAGATATATAATCCCTCAGGAAGTCCTCAACCAGCATTTACCATAGATGGCAGCGGCAACGTTGCTATTCAAGGTGGTGTTCAAGTTGGTACACTGACATATTCAGCAGGATCAGGATTTGGAGGAACTGGCGGTGCTATCCTCAATGTAGATGGATCATTTGCATTTGGTAGTCCAACTCATAATCTTGCATTTGACGGAACCACCCTTTATTTAGATGGTGCAATTGTAGGTACCAGTAATATTCAGGCCAACGCTGTTTCAGTCACTGCCGGTGCATCTTTAGCGTCACCCTATTCTGGGTTTGGTCCAGCAACTATAGCATCTGTTACAATAGATTCAGGAGGTAGTCCTGTGTGGGTTATAGCTAATGTTTCAATATCTGCAAACGGTGGCGGAGGTGGACACGGTAATTGGGAGATAGATTTATTAGACGGTAATGGCAATATATTAGATTCTATCGATTCTGGAGTAGCACCTACTACTGGATCTTATAAATTTGCATTATCAGGCTACGTGAGTTCACCGTCATCTGGAGCATTAACATATTCTCTTAGTTTGGCCTATAACTCTTCGGTATTGTCAATAAACCCTCCCACAAATATTTTTGCCATAGGAGTAAAACGATAATGTTTGTTTATGTAAACAGCCAAGGCTATGTTCAAATGATTCAAAACGGTGGGTTAGCTCAAACTCTTCCTGGTTTAACCAGATATGAAATAGATACACCATTACCGGCCTCGCCCAATGTTGAATATGCTTATCATTGGGAGAGAAAAGTTTGGGAAGATCCTAGAACACCAACACAAATAACTACACAGTTAGCGCAGGTGGCTAGAGATAAAAGGGCGATATTATTAAGTAACAGTGATTGGACACAGCTACCAAACAACCCATTATCAAATGACGCACAACAGGCCTGGGCAACATATCGTCAACAGTTGAGAGATATTCCTACTCAGGCAGGATTTCCGGGAACTATTAATTGGCCTACTGCTCCTACAAGTTAAAGAACACCGATGGCAATTACTTGGACAACACCTCAGGGACTTTTAACCACAGCTAGTGTAAATGTTTTTACATCTATTACTGTATCTGCGTCTAATGCAAATTCTTATAAGGTCATTAGTGGTCAACTTCCTGCAGGATTGTTTTTCTCATCAACTGGTACAATTTCTGGGATTCCTAGTGTAGTTGAAGAAACAACTCACAATAAGTTTGTTATAAGAGCATCTAATACATCTACAATAGCAGATAGAACATTTTTTATAGATGTTGGTGCAGTTAATACTAATTTTTGGACATCTCAGGGAGGATACTTACCCGTTGGATATCACGGTGATGATTATATTTTAAATCACAAATATGTAGATTATTCTATAGCTTCGTTAACAACTAGTACCTCGGCATTAAAATTTTATATGAATGATTTAAATTTGTTGCCTCCGGGATTAACCCTAACCGAAGAAGGTAGGTTGTATGGTGTTGTTAAAGATAAATTTGTTGCCACAACATCTACAATGTTAGGGTACCCACATCTTTATCAATTTGATGTTGTTGCCACTGATGGTATAGTTAAAAGTACAAGTGGTATATTTAAAATATTAGTTGTTAGTCCAGATATGCTAAGAGCAGACAGTGGACTTTTTGGATTCACTACTAGTAGTTTTATAAATTTAAACAGTAATACCAGTGTAATTCAAGATATTGCTAGTTTAGGATATGTCGAAGCTCCACAATTTGTTAATAGTTCGGATTTAGGAATTGTGAGAGCAAACAATAATGAATTTATTCCTGTAACTGCTTATGATGCATCTCCATTTCAAGGACCCATAACATATTCTATACAGGAAGGTCGTCCAGAAATTGCAACTACAACAACCTATTATACAAAATATATTAACAACTTCCCTGTAAATTTTTATACATCAACAACCTACACAAATTATATTCCTGATCCTGCTTGGAGTTTACCTACAGGATTACAAATAGATAGTACCACTGGTTATATCTATGGACACATCCCTTATCAACCTGAATATAGTAAACAATATAATTTAAATGTGTTTGCTACAAAAACGGACATATATAGTGGAAATAAATCTACAGGTACTAATATTTTTAATTTAATTGTTGAAGGCAATGTGTCTAGTTATATCGAGTGGGTATCCGACAGTGATCTTGGTAGTATAAATTTTGGAGTTACCAGTGATCTTGCTGTTGTTGCTAAACAGGTTAATTCCGCCTACACAATAAAATATAAATTAATTGATGGGTCATTGCCAGTAGGACTTACATTGCAACGAGATGGAACAATTACAGGATATGCATATTATTGGGCTCCTAACACATATTCGTTTACAGTAGAAGCCAGCGATGTTTATGGACTTAGTGCTGTAACCAGAACATTTACTTTATCTACAGTCAAAACAGATAACATACAATATACTAAAATCTGGTTACGTCCGTTCTTAAAGCCTGAAAAACGTACAACATATCAAAGCTTCACTGCTGATACATTTATATTTGATCCTACATTAATATATAGATATTATGATCCTAATTTTGGTGTACAACACGATATAAAAGTAGTTTTAGAATTTGGTATAGAAAAAATGAATATAGATGATTATGTTCCAGCATTGCGTCAAAGTTTCTACAGGAAAAGATTATATTTTGGAGATGTTAAAACTGCAATAGCCCAAGATATCGATGGCAACATTCTTTATGAAGTTGTGTATGTAGATGTTGTAGATGATATGGCAGGTGCAAGTTCAGTTGTTTATAGTGGTAACAATATTTTGTATCCTGGTGGTATAGACAATATGAAAACACAACTTCGCAGTTTAGAATTTCAAGATGGTTCTATAATCGGCGTCAATGATTATTTAGAGCCCAAATTTATGCGAACTCTAGGATCTACAGGCAACCAAATTCCGATGTATATGAAAGTTATTCCATTATGTTATGCATTACCAGGACAAGGTCAACGTATTGTTAATAGAATTAAACTCAGCGGATTTGATTTTAAACTATTAGATTTTGAAATAGACAGATTAGTTGTACAAGATACACTGGATGGTACTACAGCTAAATACCTAATATTTGAAAGACAAAGTGTCGGTGATACAATTCCTTCCGATGACATATTATACGAAGAAAACATCACGTGGGAATTTAACGACGGTGTTATTTTAACTAGGACCTAAAAATGACAGCAATTACCAATTTACCATCAGTCAACACACTTACAAATCAAATTATAATACCGGTAGTTGATGGGTCTGATGGAAATAAAACTAAAAAAATTAATATAGAACAAATTGTTTCCTTGTCAAGGGGTCCACAGGGTAATGTAGGACCTACAGGCCCGAATGGAGGGCCTCAGGGACCTGCCGGAGTTACTGGACCTACAGGAAATCAAGGACCCACAGGTGCTGGTGCTACCGGTCCAACTGGGCCAAGGGGAAATATTGGACCCACGGGATTAGGCTCAACTGGACCACAGGGTCCTACTGGTGCCGCGAGCAACGTTGTAGGACCAACAGGTGCACAAGGACCCACTGGTCCAGCAGGTACAGGTGGTGGTTCATTTACAAGAACATTGTCATCAGCAAGTACCGCTCCGTTGGCCAGCGGTGCTACGGCTTATAATAATTGGCCAGGATTTAAAAGCTATGCAATATTAAAATTACAAACTTCGGCAGCATCTTGGGTTAGATTGTATACTTCTAATGATGCAAGAACTGCGGATTCATCTAGAGTACAAAGTATAGATCCGTTGCCAGGATCCGGAGTAATACTCGATGTTATAACAACTGGAAGTTCAGCTCAACTTATTAGTCCTGCTGTGATAGGATTCAATGATGAAGATCCTACAACATCAACAATTTGTGTATCAATAACAAATCTTACTAGTTCAACTCAATCATTAGGATTGACAATGACTTTATTGCCATTAGAAGTATAATATAAATGACGTATACTACAACATTAAATGTATCATACGGAATTGATCCTGCACAATTTGTAAATTTATATACCCCTTCTGGTACGCCTCTAGGAACTATATTACATATACACGGTGGAGGATGGATTGCTAATAATTCTACCACAGGGCCATCACCTACTGCTACTGATCCAACGATGGTACAATTTGTAAGTGCAGGTTATGCAGTTATAGATATGCAATATAGAGATAGAGCATCTGGTGGCGGTACCACTGTTACCAATCATATTCCCGGAGATGTATCCGATGTAGTAACTGTATTAAGCTATTGTTTAGATTCAGTTGCGGCAGCAAACAAAGGAGGACAATGGCCGACTATACAAAACTATATTTCTAATAATCAAGGATTAGTAGTAGGAGGTACTAGTGCCGGGGGACATTTGACTATTATGGGAGTATGTACTTACGGTACATCTTCTGGTCTATGGCCAAAAGGTGCTATTAGTATATCTGGACCAACTGACATAGATTATTTTACAACTTCAACTAATTTTATAGATCCATATATAAGAAATTCTTTTGTTGATCAGTATATACAAACAATGTTAGAGTCTGATCAAAAATTAGCAAGTCCTTTTTGGCAATATGGTTCGCAGATAGGCGAAGGCGGGGCACCTACACCGGGACCTTGGTTTAATGCAGTAAATTCCAGCAATTGTAAATTTGTTTTTGTACAAAATGAAAACGATACACTTGTTACTTTACACAATGTAGCTCCAGCCATTGATAGTTTTTCTCAGTATAATACCAATACCACTGTTGTGCGTGTTGTTGAAGGCCCGCCATTAGGTAATTGGGATACATTTAATTCAATATCTATTAAAAGTACATTGTCTTCGACTAGTCAGTTGCCCAATACAGGACAAACCTTAGGCGATGCATATATATTACCCAACGGTGTTTGGGTATATAATAATGGAACTTATACAGGAGATAATACATATCCTGCATCAGTAAATGGATTCACATTATGGTTTCAACATAATTATACCGTTGCTGAATATCCTCGAATATTAGACATTGCTAATAATATTTTTAAAAATCTTCAATTATCACCTGCTCCTGGAAATTTAACAGGTATTTACGGTGCTCCTATTATTATTTCTGATGTAGGACAAACTTTTTCAGTATCAGGCGGTACTGGTCCTTATTCATATGAAATTGCAGAAGGTGTAATACCTCCTGGATTATCATTGATCTCTTTTCCTAATAATCCAAACAATGGATTATTAACAGGAATACCTACTGTTCCAGGATTATATAATTTTAAAATAAGAGCCACAGATGCTAATGGTGCAACTGTAACCGGTGATTATCAGGTTATGTTTAGTACCAGTACTGTTACATATAATTCAAAACTATTACCTCAAGGACAAGATTCTGTGTTTACAGGATTTAGATATCCTAGAAATTTCTGGCATAGTCAGTATAGTTCTGGAGTTGGCGGATTATTCAATGCAAATATATCTGATAGTGTTAACGCTATTTCAGATTTTACAAGTACACACGCTTACGTTGTTGATGAAATACATTGGGGTACTGGCAAACCCACAGGAGACGATTTACAAGCACTATGCGATTATTGGAGATATTATGGTATAAGTCCAGGTGTTGGAATAACTCACGCGGCTGAAACAGGATACGGTGGAATTACTCCTGTGCCTACTGCTACAATACTCGCAGATGCTATTCGTGCAGATTGGGTAGCATTAGATCCTTATTTGTATATTGCCAGCATTCCTGGATTTAACAACGGGGATACTACTATAAATCAATCAAATATAACAAATACCATAAATGGTCTAATAGCGTGGACGCAGGGATGGATTAATAGATTGGCTCCTTATGGAATTCCAGTTGTATTAATTACCCAAGGAATTAGAGAATTAGGAATATCAGAATCATACGTAGACCAATATCTACAAGCTCAATATACTACGTTTAACAGTTATAAAACTCCTCTGAGATTTGTATTTCCATATGAAGTATTAATAGGACTTTCAGTCTATGAATTTGCTAACGTTGATGTTAGTTCGTATGTTTTGGCACATCCATTGGCAAAAACCAATCAAAAATATCCAAGGTTAGTAGATGCAAGGCCAAAAAAAGGACAAACTTATCCGAGATTTAAGATCACCAACAGGTAATATAAATACATTATCATTAGTTGATAATTATGACCAGACTTACCAGACCACTACCCTCATCTATACCGCATTTAACAAATCCTACCGAAGGAACCACACAATTTATTGTGCAAGATTCTGCGGTAACACAATATTTGACTGTAGATCAAGCATCAAGCCTGCTTGTTTTATCAGCACTTTCACATTTAAATAATTTTACACAAGGGCCGCAAGGACCCACTGGGTCACAGGGGTCAACTGGTCCAACTGGTATTTTAGGACCTACTGGTGCAACAGGTAATATCGGACCTACTGGACCACAAGGAGTAACCGGCTCTCAAGGACCTACTGGAGTACAAGGGCCGACTGGACCACAAGGCACACAAGGGCCAACTGGAATTAAAGGTGCAACTGGAGCCACCGGCTCTCAAGGTAATTTAGGTCCAACAGGACCATCAGGTTCAGGACCAACTGGTCCTACAGGAACTGGTGCTACTGGACCACAAGGCCCCATAGGAAATACAGGTACACAAGGCCCCACTGGAGCAGGTGCTACTGGTGCTACTGGTGCTACTGGTTCTCAAGGTAATTTAGGACCCACCGGTGCGGCTGGTACATCAGTTAATATTATAGGTTCGACCTCAACCAGTGCAGGAATTTTAGGAGTAGACCCAAGCCCAGTCAACGGTGACGGTGTTATTGCAGAAGATACTGGACATTTATGGGTTTACAACGGAACATCATTTGTTGATGTTGGAACAATCAAAGGTCCAACTGGACAACAAGGCCCAACTGGTCCAACCGGAGCTCAAAGCAATGTTGCCGGTCCAACAGGTCCACAGGGTCCAACTGGCGCAACAGGCAGTACAGGAGCAACAGGATTTGGAGCAACTGGTAACACAGGGCCTACTGGTGCTACCGGACCAGGCGGAACAGGTAGTGTTGGAGCAACCGGTGCTACTGGACCTACAGGAACACAAGGTACTGTTGGTAACACAGGGCCTACTGGTGCTACTGGACCAGGCGGAACAGGTAGTGTTGGCCCAACCGGACCTACAGGTATACAAGGTACTGTTGGTAACACAGGTCCAACAGGAGCAACAGGCCCGGGTGGAACAGGTAGTGTTGGAGCAACCGGTGCTACTGGACCAACAGGAACACAAGGACCTATTGGACCACAGGGACCAACTGGTTCCGCAGGTAGTACTGGTATTAATGGAGCAACCGGTGCTACTGGACCAACAGGAACACAAGGACCTACTGGAACACAAGGACCTACTGGACCACAGGGACCAACTGGTTCCGCAGGTAGTACTGGTATTAATGGAGCAACTGGGCCAACAGGAACACAAGGACCTACTGGACCACAGGGACCAACTGGTTCCGCAGGTAGTACTGGTATTAATGGAGCAACTGGGCCAACAGGAACACAAGGACCTACTGGTAGTACTGGTCCGGTTGGCGGAAGTAATGGTCAAATATTATATAATAATAGTGGAGTTGCTTCCGGTAGCAGTAATCTAACATTTGACGGAAGCAATGTAGTATTAGCAGGCAATTTAACTGTAGGTGGCACATTAGCATTTAATGGTACTGCTACTTATATTTTAAGTACAAATACATATTATACTGATAACATCTTAGAAATACACGTTCCACCTAGTGGTGTTAACGGGTTTTGGACCACAGACGATGGAAAAGACATTGGTATTCGTATGCACTATTATAATGGTGCTGATCAAAATGCCGCGTTGGTATTAGCCGACAATACAAAATGGTTAGAATGGTATCAAACAGGAGCAGAAGTCAACGGAGACTTTACTTCTGCAACATACGGAACATTTAAGACAGGTTCTATTGTTCTAGTCAATACAACTGCATCCGTTAGCACTGTTACAGGAGCATTAACTGTTGCTGGTGGTGTTGGTATTGGCGGTAGTTTATATGTTGGAAATACCTCAACCTTCTACGGAGTAAGTGGCAATAGCGATTATAAAGCACCTATTATCAAACTTGATATGTTGGGTAATGTGTTTGGTGGTATTGGAGCCAGTGCTAATGGTGTAGTCAAGGGTGGCATTTCTTGGGATACAAACGGTGACATGTATATTGACTCTATTGGAGGTTATTTTTTATTCAACGATCTTGCTGGTGGAAATAATTTAGCATTTATCAACGGAAATCAATACTTTTTAAGTGTAACACAAGGTGCTGCCGCTAAGATTAGTACCCTTAATGTTGGCCTAAATGGAACAGCTAGTACAAGTACAACTACAGGTGCATTAACCGTACAAGGTGGCGTAGGTATTGGCGGAAATATTAATATTGGCGGAACTGCTTATATAAATGGTTCGCAGGTTATTACTACAGGAACCATAGCAACATTTGCAAGTCTAGGACCAACAGGTGCCCAAGGGCCAACTGGGCCACAAGGATCTACTGGATCTAATGGTGCTACAGGAGCACAAGGACCCACCGGTGCTCAAGGCCCAACAGGACCACAAGGAAGTCAAGGTAATGCTGGTGCTACAGGAGCACAAGGACCCACAGGACCACAAGGTATTGGTTATAGTTTAACAGCAACTGATAGTGCTACAATTGGTAGTTCAGGATCATATTCCTGGGCAACAAATGGCTCATCATTGACCAGCCCTCTTGTAGCCGGTAGCAGAATTCGTGTAACAGTATCTGGTAGTTCATCAAATTGGATAGAAGGAGTTGTTACAGGCTGGTCAAGCTCTATTCTAAATATGACTGCTGATCTAAGTTCAGGTTCAGGAGCATATTCAAATTGGGTTATTAATGTTGCTGGACAACCAGGAGTAACTGGACCACAAGGATCTACTGGTGCACAGGGACCCCAAGGTGCACAGGGACCGACTGGTGCCAACGGTACAAATGGAGTTACAGGTCCAACCGGTAGTACTGGGCCGGTTGGGGGTAGTTCAGGACAAGTATTATATAACAGCAGTGGTTCTGCCTCAGGAAGTAGTAATTTAACTTTTGATGGAACAGCATTGACTGCAATATTCAAAGGTTATAAAGAAACAGTTAATACATTAGGCAATACTAGTTCTAATACTAATTTAGATTTGAGTACTGCTAATGTATTTGATATCACATTAACTGGTAGCCCAACATTTACATTTACAAATGCCCCAGCATCTGGTACATTAATATCAGCTACGGTTATTTTACGTCAAGATAGTACAGGTAACAGATCACCGACATTTACTAATGCACATTACACAGAAGGAGCTACTCCTGTATATTCAACTGGGGCAAACCAAATAGATGTACTTACATTCTTTACAGTTAATGGTGGTTCGTACTGGTTTGGCACATTTGCTATGGCCGCAGTTTCATAAAGGAGAAAAATTAAAATGGCAATAACAAAAATAGACGACGTTTTTTTATATGTTGGTATCACAGATGGCGTAACCGAAGCTAACAATATTAAAAAATGGTTAGTTGCTAACAATATCAAATATACACTATTGTTTTACGGTGACGATGCACAACACGCAGACGTTATTGGAGCATTAAATTCTTGGTGGCCTGGGGCTAGCATCGTTGATTTTCCAATATTAGTATACACAGAAATTCACGATGATTTACCACCAAGCCAATATCCAAGAAAATATTTTCAAACTTTAGTTGATTTACAAGGCAGCAATTTTTTAAGTACATATACTTTGACTAATTCCAACCCTAGATAATAGGAAAGTAATATATGCCAGTTGCCTTTAGATCAGAGATGCGCAGAACAATTAGACCAGCTGGATCAGTGACCTTAAATTCCAGTACAACTTTCAAACAACCGTTTGGTGTTAAAACTGCTACACTCACTGGATATGCCGCAGTTAGTAATCCTGGCTCGCCAGGTAGTCAAGGCTCAGCCGGTAGTCAAGGTAACTCTGCTCCAAAAGGCAACGATGGAACTAACGGAGTAGGCGGGCCAGGAGGAAGTGCAGGCGGGCGCGGTAATAATGGAACAGGCGGTGCAGGTGGCAATGCTGGAAATCCCGGGCAATACGGAGGTGCAGGAGGGGGCGGTGGCGGAAGTGCTGGGGATCCTGATGAAGAGCTAGGTGGTGGTAATAGTTACAATGCTATCTACTGGGAACCATCACCATTGGCCAATAGTGGAAGCCCGGGTAATGCGGCAAATCCCGGTACATATCCAGCATTCGGAGGGGCACCCGGAAATGGTGGAGCTGGCGGTACTGTTAATTTTGTTGCATATATTCCAAATAGTTATCCTGGAACTCCAGTAATAAGTATATATGTGGGCCTAGGAGGAACCTCGGGTAATGCAGGTGGTGCTGGTCCAGCAGGGTCTGGTGCAGGTTCTGGCCAACCTGGAGCCGCTGGAAATTCAGGATCAGCTGGTGGCAATGCACCCAATACTTGGCCAGGAAA